TAAGAGTAGGGTTTTTAAGCGCGTCAGGCCCATACAACTCTTTTATAATATCTGTAGTAAAAGGAGTTTTTTGATTATCACCTAATCTAAAAATGTATTCTTTAACTATTTTTGGGTTGTCTTGAAAAACATCGTATAATCTTAAAACGTCTTCTTGTTTTAAAGAAGAAACACCTTCAATTCTAGTATCAGTGCCTAAACCCGCTATTGCAGAAAGCCTGTCTGTGGTTGTGCTGCTTTCAATAGGCCTATTTAGATATTCAAAACTATCTTTATCTTCATCGTCTAAAGGTCGGTTTAAATATTCAAAGCTGTTTATATCTGCCATGTAAACCTACTGTAATTTTATTTTAAACTGTTCTTCAATTCCATTAATATATGTTTGTAGAGCGTCTTCTATTGGCTGATTATCAAAAAATTGTTGGCCTTCTTTTTGTGCTTCTTTAATTTTTAAATACCTTTGAATAATAGGCGCCGTTGCGTTTTCATTTAATATTTTAGTGCTAGGAGCGTCTAAATCTGCGTTATACTCTGTTACTTGCTTTACAATTTCCTCGGTGCCTACAATATTCCTTGATTCAATTTCAGGAAATATTAAATTAAAATCAAAACCAACAAAAGTATTATTTAAATGAGATATTAAGGCTTTTCTTTTTTGTTGTTGCTCTTTAAAAGTTAACACTACGCCCATGGATTCCAAATTCTCTTCTTCCCAAGCTCTATTAAAAGCAGCCATTTCTTTTGTCATAATATTGTTTTGAAGTTCGTCTAATTGTGCAAAACGTAAAAGCTCATCTTTTTCTGCTTGTGGACGAGCCTCAAAATCTGCACTACCTGAGTAAATACTTCTTATAATATCCATTGTATTGTTTACTGCAAATTCTTTGCCAGCAGTTGCGTTTTTCATTTTTAAATCAAATAAGTTTTCTATTTGTTTATCGGAAATAACTTCTTTACGTTGTTCTTTTGCCAGCCCAATAGTTGCGTCTTGTTCTTTTGCTTTTAATGCAAGTTTAGCTTTATCTTCCGCATCTAACGCATCAAGTTTTTTTCGTGTAGCTTTGTCATCAATACTTGCATTTAAGAAATTAGTCA